ATTGCAGACGATACGGCGGTCTTCACCATCGGCGTCTGCCACAACCTGGAAGAGATACCGCACATCGAAGCGATGGTAGAAATTCACCCGCTTTGGCTGCTGGACCATCCGGCTTACAACAAGAAGATGCGAAAGTGGCTGAACGAGGAGCGAGACTTCCCGCTTTATATGATGGAGGCGTACCCCGCTATCCCCGGCGCACTGCGTTTCCCTATTGAGAAGGTGACGGAAGAATACCTGAGTAAGAATATACGCGGTGATGAAATTAACCGCTACTACACCTCCAGCTTCGACTACCTGATGGGGTTGGCCCTCCTGCATAAGCCAAAGAAGGTGATAAACCTCGGTTTCGACATGGCCACAGACACCGAATACTACTACCAGCGAGAGGGAGCGGCCTTCTGGTTGGGGATAGCAGCCGGCCTGGGTGTTGAGGTCGTGGTGCCTAATGAGTGCCCGATGCTCCACTCCCGTATGTACGCCTACGAAGGAACGCAGGGTATACGCTACGACCGCCTGGATGCGCTGTTCAAACAGTCGCAGGAGTGGCTGGAGCTATCGGATAAGGAATTTAACAAGCTAAACGATACGCTGCCGGAGGGCGCGAAAGAAAACCCTTCGCCAGAAGAACAGAAGCGGTACAAAGCGCTTGGCCGCCTGCGGGATGATTACTTCCTGAAGTCAGGTGCCACTCAGTCCCTCGAACAGCTGCGCGATGAGTTCACGATGGGCGACCTCATCAGCCGGCAGGAGATAGAGCGACACAAGTCAGGGATGGCGGCGACTTATATCACCTGGCAGAGTAAGCTGAACTTTCACGAGGGGATTGTGAAGGACCGGCATAACCGCATGATGAACAACCCCGACGTTGAGATGCTGAAAGAGGAGCTGATAGAAGGGGTCAAGTTTCAGAACAAGGTGCGGGATGAGTTCTTTATGTACCAGGGCAGCGTTGAAATACTCAAGCATCTGATAGACGAATGCGACTTACAGCATGACAAAGACTGGCAGCTGGTCAGCCGGACGGTCGAGATTAAGGTGCAGGCCGAGGGAGAAGAGGTTTGACAGCATAGACGGGATATGCTAAACTCTCAATACATCTAAATATAGTCCTGCTGATACAGTGATGCGCAGAACGCGGTGAGCGTTGCGGAAAGGTCGAAGCAGGCTGGTTAGGCCTCTTGCCCTAATTAGGTTTAGTCAACGAAAAAGGATAAGCCAACTAAGACAGAAATTCTGTCTCGGTTGGCTTTTTTGCGTTTAGGCGGTTTATATGGACAAAGAAAAGAATACAGAGACCCTCGTCTGGTTTGGCGGCAGCGTCAAGGCGCTGGGAGACGGGAAGGTGGGCGGTTACTTAGTCCGCTTCTCCGGCTCCAATGACCCCGACCTGGTGGGCGACTTCTTCACAACCGAGACCGATTTCGGAGATTTGAAGACCTCGCCCGTTTACTACCAGCATGGACACGACCCAGTTATGAAGATGACGAAGCTGGGGGTATCCGATTTAGTGGGTGATGAAATCGGCATCTGGATTGCAGCTCAATTGAATATGCGTAACGAATATGAGCAAGCGATTTATGAGATGGCGGAAGCGGGCAAGCTCGGTTGGTCATCTGGAACCGCTTCTCACCTTGTGGAGTATGAACGTGTTGGAAAATCATACTTCATCAAAAGTTGGCCACTGGGCCTGGACGCCTCACTGACGCCCACGCCGGCAGAGCCACGAAACACAGCAGTACCCCTGAAAAGTTTACTAACTCCACCTGCAGAGGATGCAGCACAGAACGCGGCGAGCGTTAAGCCTGCTATCGAGACGGGAGGGGAAAAAGACGGTGGTCAAAAAGTGACCATCGAAATCATTCACACTTCGGAGGAAAATATTATGAGCGACGAAGTAAAACCCGAAGTTCAAGACGAGCCAAAGGACCAGGCCGACGAACTCGCCGCAGTCAAAGCGAATTACGACGCACTCAGCGAGAAAATCGACATCGTTCTAAAAGCAGTTGAGAACAGCCCGACCTTTGAAAGAGGCGGGTATGCCACCAATCTCGGTGGCGCACAGGACGAAGGTCACAAGTCTTTTGGTGACTGGCTCCTGGCAGTAAAGCGGCAAGACATCACCCGGCTTGCAAAAGTTTACGGGCAGAAAGACCTCACCAGCGACATCGGCGTATCCGGCGGCTTCTTGGTGCCGGAGCAGTTTATGCAGCCGCTGCTTGAGATTGCGGTCCAGGCTTCGCAAGTTATGAGCCGAGTCGTCAGGGTGCCGGTTATGTCCGGTGCAGGCGTCTGGCCAGCCCTGGACTACAGCGTGAGCCCAACCGCTTCAAGCGGACAAACGGCTCTCGCCTCCGGTCTCTCGGCAGCTACCACAGTAGAGGGCGCGGCTCTCACGGAAGACGAGCCGACCTTCAAGCAGCTGGAATGGCGGTTGAACAAAATCGGCGGATTTACTCAAGTTTCAAATGAGCTGATTTCGGACAGCCCGCAGGCCATCGAAACCCTGTTGACCCGCTTGTTTGCCATCACCATTGCCAACAAGAACGAACGCAACGTCATCAGAGGCAACGGAGCCGGGGAACCCCTCGGTATTCTGAACGCCGCCTGCACCATCGGCATCGCTACAGCCACGGATAACGTGTTTGCAGAACAAGATGCGCTGGCTTTGCTGGCCCGCTTCAAGAACATTTCCGGGCAGCAGCCGGTTTGGTTGATGAACCAGACGGTCATCCCCGACTTGAACGCATTCACCTCGACTTCTGCGGTGGATATGGTTACGTTCGGAGACCAGGGCGGCGGGTTATCCGCTTCTCTGCTTGGCTTCCCCATCATCTACTCAGAGCATGTCGATACGGCCAACGCTGACGATGTGATTCTGGCGGACCTGGGTTCTTATCTCTGGTTTGAGAAAGGTAGCCTGGAGATTGCTTTCTCCGAACATGTGAACTTCACGCAGGACGAAGGCACCTGGCGCTTTACTCAGCGGAATGATGGAATGCCGTGGCTGACCGCAGCGATTACGTTAGCGGACAGCGGCAGCACGACTGTCAGCCCGTTCCTGTACCACGACGATTAGACCAGTGAATAAGGAGATTAATCATGGCTAAATTACCTAGCGAACAATTCGCTATTGTAGGAGTGATTGACCCGGACGCCAACGCAACCGGAGCCCTCAACACTGACTACGTTAATATGGAAAACTGGCATCAGGCCCAGGGCATTGTCCTTGCCGGCATTATCGCTGCATCTGGAACGCTGGACGGCGCGCTTCGGCAGGCCACCAGCTCCACCGGTGCAGCCAATAAAGCTATCACCGGAGCGTCCATCACTCAGATGACGACCGCGGACAATGACGAACAGGCTACCATCGACGTTCGAGCCGATGAGCTTGACCAGGCCGGCGGCTTCAACTTCGTCGCCCTGCGAATGACCTCCACCACAGCTGGCGCAGATTCAGCCGGCTTGCTGCTGGGTGTCAACCCCCGCTACGGTCCGGCGCATGCGAATGACCTGGCCAGCGTGGGCGAGATTGTTACCTGATAGATAAACCTACGGGATAAGGGGTAGGCGGCTTGTTCATGTGCCGCTTACCCCAACCAATCTTATGGCTTACTGCACAAATACGCAGGTTAAGACTTATCTGAATGTAACGTCAACCAGTGATGACACGCTCATTACGACCCTGATAGCTAGAGCGCAGGCCGTTATCGATACGCACACGAAGCGAACGTTTGAAAGTTCGACTGATACGCGTGAGTTTACGGTTGGAGTGGACACGGAAGGGCGGGTGCTGTTCTTCGATGAAGACATCATCACAATCACAACCGTAACCAGCAACGCAGACAGCACATCGTCCACCACCATCAGCTCTACCGAGTACATTACGAAGCCCAGGAACAGAACGCCTTACTACGGATTAGAAATCAAAAAAAGCGTAAACAAAGACTGGACCTTCGAGAATGACCCGGAGAGCGGCATCACGGTGGCGGGCGACTGGGCCTACTCCACCGCTCCACCTGACGACATCGTTCACGCCTGCATTCGGCTGAGTTCTTACTACTATCGACAAAAGGACTCTCAGGTATTCGCTGATGTTGGAATAGAGGACGCTGGTCAGATAACAGTACCTTTATCCATTCCAGAAGATGTTAGGGCTGTGCTATTGCCCTACATCAAGAATGTGTAGCAATGGCTATCACAAACGCGGCGTTTATTGCGGCAGTCCAGGCCTTCAGTATCACGGGTGTCACTCAGCACTTAACGGAACCTCCGGCCTCGTTAGAGACCGCAGACTTACCGTCAGGCTTTCCACTGATGCCCGGAGGCGAGATGCCCTCTCCCGTTGTTTCCTGTTACGGTGACAACGCTTCCCGCAACATGCAA